TTTAACTTTTAAATTTAAAAGCTTTTGCATATCTTCAGATCGAGGATCACCTAAAATTGATCTGTTTCCTAAAGCCCTAGGACCAAACTCCATTCGTCCTTGGAACCACCCTATAGCTTTATTATCAATTAATTGCTTTACAGTCTTTTCAATAAGGATAGAATCTGAAACCTTTTGAAAAATAACACCTGCTTCGGATAACTGTTGTTCGATTTCAATATCGCTAAAGCTAGGACCAAGGTAAGAACCTTTCATCATATTACTGTCAAGGGTTCTAGGACTACATGCAAATTTATTATGCCAAACACCTAATGCCGCTCCAAGAGCACCTCCTGCATCTCCAGCAGCTGGTTGTATCCAAATATTTTCAAAAGCTTTATCTTTAAGAATTTTTCCATTAGCAACACAATTAAGAGCAACACCTCCTGCCAGACATAAATTTGGAATTTTATATTCATCTGCGAGAGCACGTGTCATCTGCAATAAAATTTTTTCAGTTACAGCTTGAATAGACGCAGCGATGTCCATATGAAATTGACTTAAAGGATCTATGTCTGGTTTTCTTGCTGGGTAACCAAAAAGAGTTAAAAACTTGTCACTAATCATAGTCCGACCAGTCATATAATCAAAATAAGACTGATCTAAACGAAAGGATCCATCTTCTTTTACGTCTACTAAATTATCTAAAATTAAATCTGTATACCTAGGTGTGCCATATGGGGCTAACCCCATCAATTTATACTCACCACTATTAACTCGAAACCCTGTGTAATGAGTAAAAGCAGAATATAATAAACCTAATGAATTAGGAAAACAAATTTCTTTAACAATGTTAAGTTTATTTCCGTTCCCAATAGCTACAGTTGTTGTAGCATATTCACCTACACCATCAATAGTTAAAACAACAGCATCCTTAAAAGGGGAAGGATAAAATGCACTCGCGGCGTGACTAAAATGATGTTCAGTAAATAAAATACAACCTTTAAAACCTCCACCAAACGCCTTTTTTAATTTTTTTGAAATTACTTTCCTTAAAAAGAATTTATCTTTAACCCATATTGGCATACCCGTTCGAAAAGGTCTGAGACCTTTAGGAATATTTGTTAAATGTGTTTTAAGAATTCTTTTAAATTTTAAAGAAGGATCATCATAAAATACTATATAATCTATATCTTTTAATGTAATATTAGCTTCAGATAAAACATAACTTATCGCTTTAATAGGAAAGGTAGCATCATGTTTCTTTCTAGTGAACCTTTCTTCTTGTGCAGCAGCTACAATATCCCCATCTATTAAAATGGCAGCAGCGCTATCGTGATAAAATGCTGAAATACCTAATACAATCATTCATTAATCTTTTTTTTGCCAGTAACTGGAAACCGTCTTATTAAAATTTATATCTAGTAAATCAATTTTAAAGACTTTAAGTATTAACCCTACAGGTAAAAATATAAAAATATAAATTAAAGTAAAAATAACGTTACCTATGACTCTCATTATGACTTAAATTGATAATGTGTTTTAGTAGTACCACGCTTGGCGACCTTTTGAAGGATACCATCCTTTGTCAGTTTATTCAAGACATAATATGCTCTAGGCTTATTTTTTATCTCCTTACTAACTTCATCGATACTAAATTTACCATCACGAAGCTTTTTCGCAATATCTTTAATCGTACTTGTCTCTTGCTTTATTCGCTGACTCTTTGGAGCAACTGTAGCTTCTACTGAAACACTCTTCGCCGTAGTCCAGTCATAACCCCGAGCTGTAAAATTAAGCTCTTTAATTAAAGTCGGACCAAACCTATTTTTTGTAATGTTAAGCGTTACAGTCTTATCTTCAAGCTCGTCAAAGTCTTCATGTCGTTTTAAATTACAAACAACATCTACAGAGTGAGGTAAGAGTGTGCTACCTTTCATCTTACCAGTCTTAGTAATATGTGTAATAATAAAAATAGTTGTCTGATGCGCTTTAGCTGCAGCACAAATCTGCTCGACACAATACTTTTCATGTGCCATAGATTTCCTACTACTACTCAATGATTGAAAACTATCAATTACAATTGCATCAAATTCAGGTACTTGCTTAAGAATAGTCTCAATATTAGTCTCACTACACGCCATAATATTCTTAACACCAATTCTATCGCAATTTACCTTAAGCAACTCCATGCACTCTTCTCCAGAAACATACCCAACTTTATATTTCTGAGTGGAGAGACTTTCAAGTATTTGAAGGAGGAATGTAGTCTTACCAGTACCGGGTTCACCGCTGAGAACAACAGTGCTAGAAGGGAGAAAACCTTGGCCAAATGCTGAATCGACAACATCAATACCAGTCTTAAGGCGGCGATAGAAGATATCCGGAACTTTAATATCCGCTACCTTCTCGAACTTAGTTTTGTTAATGTTTAACTTCATCTCTAACAACGCCAATATTATAACGTAGCCAGAGAAGTTGTCAAGTCTAAACTCGACTAATGTTCGTAAACATAGACAAAATTCTCTGCAGATCCCTCAACTTCAGCCTCTTTAGTCACAAGATTTCCGGAACAGGTTTCATATGTTCTAGTAATCATTGTTAAGTTATCTGTGTTTTGAATTTTATCAATTATGAATTTACGTAATTCTTCTACTGCTTTTACTTTCGCTTTATATTTATTTCTCGCCATTATCTTCCTTGTCCTCGATACCGCTTCAAGTATAATTTAGAATTCTTTTGATTGCTACTCTTATTTTTGGAATGGCGGCCTTTCATATTTGTCTTTTTGCCGCTGAAGTTAATTTTTTTCAGATTTTTTGCTTTTGTCATATTTAAATAATTTATTACAAGAATCTGATAAAGAAAGAATATTTAAATGATAAAACATTCTGGACTCTAATAAAACTTTCATTACGACCATTCCGATAAGAACTCCAAGACCGTAATTAAGTAAAATAACTATCACTATAAGTATTTATCGTTTTTTTGGACCATATCGTTTTCCTGGATAATATTTTTTCGACCCGGGCTGGCGTGGCCATCTATTATAATAAGAAATATACTCTGGAATGTAATAATTTTCACCTATTTTAGAGCATACCTCAGCGTATATACTATCGGCAGCCGCTGGTATATATCCTTCTTTAATTAGTTCTTTTTGAGACCGAGCTATTCTTAAAGATTCTCTATCAATATAAGAATGACCAGCAACGCAGTCTTGGGTGATCCATCTTATATCTTTTACGTGTTTGTAGTTTACCATAAAGCACGCTGTGTCGATTTTTCTGCAAGCAATTGGGAAGTTACGTTCTAACAAATTATTCCTACTAGCAGGTAGCCGCTTAGTTTTACCATCTGATTTTAATTGACCCCATACTGCCATAGTGTAATTTGTGCTAGTGCATTTTTCTACGTTCTTATACCAATCTGGATGTATACTATTATCATCATCTAAAAAATAAATCCAATCTCCGTCTTTAAATTCATAATTATCTAGAACATAATTCCTATTCCAGTTACTGTTATTAAAATGTTCATTGTAGTGGTCTTTATCACGCTTTTCAGGCGTTATAACAGTTGCGTTATCTACTTTACATTTTTCTTTACAAAGCTCATCTAATATTATTATCCAGTTACATTCTTTAGGGATTGACGAGCTTATGATCTGTAAATTACGTGGTCGTATAGAAGGAGTTATTATATGTATCATCTGTTTTGTTTTTTATTTACTGTTATATTTCTACAAGGTATGGACGCGGGTTAAAAATGGAGCCAGCTCTCGGATTCGAACCGAGGACCGACGGTTTACAAAACCGTTGCTCTGCCGAACTGAGCTAAGCTGGCTACTTTAAAATGCTGGTGAATATATAATATCAATCATTTTAGTCGTCTAAAAATTCTGTACAAAGCCATTCAGCAGTTGTTTCCCAATACTCAGCCGCATTTCTAAGTTTTTGATTTTGCTTTCTAAGTCTTTCTAATTGCTTAACTAAACTGTTAACTTGCTCAACAGTCTTATCAATAGCAGGACAAGTATATGGTGGTATTTTATTAGGTGCACCACGTTGTAATTTACGAAACCTTTTCGCGCTTGGTGCATAATAAGTGTAAGGAGATCTTCTCTTACGCTTCATAAAGGTATATTAGCCATACGGTTGTCTATTTCTCTTACATATTCAGTTACCCACTCATGTACATTACCTGTAGGTTCCCATCCTAATAATTCTCGTGCTTTAGTATTATCTGCTAAAGTTTGAAACGGTTCTAATCGCTTAGGTTTATACTCAAACGGTCCACCAAATATATTAGCAATATCTTGTACTGATTTATTATCACCGTTACCAATATTAATAACTTCTCCTTTACCTACATTAGTACTTGTACATGCTAATAAATTTGCTTTTATAACGTCTTTTACGGAAGTAAAATCTCTCCGTTGTTTACCATCACCGTATATAGTAAGAGGTCTGTGAATTAGTTTTTGATGAGCAAATACACCCATCACTAAACAATACGCTCCTTTTGTAGGCATTTTATCACCATATACATTAAAATACCTTAAGCATACAGTCTCTAAATCGTGTATAGTGGAATATAACTGACAATATTGTTCTCCTATTAATTTCTGTAACCCGTATGGGCTTAAGGGACAAGAGGGAGCAGTTTCTGGAGTAGGGAACAATTCTGTATCTCCATATATAGAAGACGATGAACTGAAAACAAATCGCTTAACACCTACCTCCCTACACAACTCTAGCAAATTAAGAGTTCCGTTGACATTCGTATCATTAAATTCAATAGGATTATCTATTGATGGTTGTACTCTTGCTTTCGCAGCAAAGTGCAGCATGTAGTCTGCACCTGCAATTTCTTTTTTTACCTTATTAGTAATTTCATTATCACCTGCTAACATAGAAATATCAGCATTAATAATATTTACATTAAAAGATGCAGGTATATTTTTATTAAACCCTGTTGAAAAATTATCAATACAAATTATCGTAGGATTAACATCTTGTTTTAGTACTTCGTCTATAAAAGTACTACCTATAAAACCAGCACCACCGGTGACTACGTATTTCATCTATAAATTATTTACCAAATGTTTAGGAAGATCTACTACTTCACTACATATTGATGAGGGCTATCCCAATACTCTTTAGCTTTTTTTAATTTATCCTGTTGATAGATAATTTTATTATGTAAAATATAATTCTCATAATCTATGATAGGATAAACGTCTAAATATGTCTTAAGAGAGGCATTATAAATTTTAGTTTCTTTATAAGGATTATTTTTATTTCTCTCTAAAAAGTTTTTATATGCTAAGGAATGAACATTACGCATTTGATTGTTTATCTTTTTTATCTTATAACCAGCAATTTCTGCTCTATAAGATTCATCAAAATGGTTAGGATCAGAAGTACTCCCATCATCAGGGACGAACCCTAAATCACTACCTAGAATTACAATCTCTTTAAAATTCATATGATAAGCTAACTGTAATGCTAGATTCATTGATGTACCTGACTTATCTATACGTTCATTAATATTTCGCGAAAAACATGATTCAAGTATATTTCCACTCGTATCTGGTTTATTTTCAGATAAGCTCTTAAACCAATTTATTTGAGGAATAGTATCTTGTGGGTCAATCCATTGTTTGAATTGTTTAGCTATAAACGACGTAGTTCTTTCTTCTTGAGCTGCTTCACGTACAGAATCAATCCATGATTGACCCCATATAGGACTACGGACATTAGTAGATGAAAAAAGATAATACGTTGGTCTCCATTCTTCATTATCAGCCCAAATCAGAGAAACCTTATTCATTGCTATGGAAATTTCATCTTTTATGAGATTTAAATTCGTATACTTTAAACTAGGTCCATTGGCTATTAGAAATACCCTATCACCAGTATGTTTGTCTTTATATTTCTCAAATACAGGATTCATATTAATTATTAAAGTAAGATGATATAATTTGCAATGCACATTCTTTATGTACCGTGTTATGTTCAATACTCGGCCAGTTGTCAATATTTTCAGATGAATATGTGTCGAGTATAGGTCCTCTGTTCTTCATTTCTTTGTCTTTTAAAAAAGATTTATTTTCAAAAATAACAGGAATAGAATTATCTTTATATAAAGCTGCTAATACAGCTACTCTATGGTTACCTGCTGTAACATAAAATTTACTTTGTTTTTTATATTGTAAAAAATACCCACATATACCTCCTTGTCTAGTCGGAAACTTTTCAGGAGTATAATTATATTGTTGTATAGAAGATATTAAATTTTTAAGTTTTAATACTTTTTGTGAAACATCAAAATCAATAAAAGCGACATCCTCAGTATTTACAGGTTTGTAGTGTATCCAAGGCAAAAATGATGTTTTGTATGAATTATCTAAAAACGAAAATGAAGAATTTTTTATATTAAATAATTGCTTTAATGTTTTAGGTTTAAACTGTTTATAAAATTTATATAAATAAGTATCTTCTGGTTTAATATTTACGTCGTTTAAAATTTCTACAGACGTAACATATAATGGGTTTTTCTCTATACATACAGGAATCCTACTTAAATTGCATATATCTTGTACGCCTATATTCATTTTTTACAAACTAAAATAGGTCGTTTATAATTTAAACTACTCGTTGTATCTTTATATTCTGAAAATAATGTAAACCCAAAACCTCTTAATACCTTTTTAACATAATTAACAGAAGGTACAGAATATAGATTATTATACTCGTTGGATTTAGATTTAGAGTTTAAAGGTAAACAAACCTCTTTTTCGGTATTATAAGATTTAAATTCTAAAACTAAAATATCAGCAATAGTTCCTAACTTTTCTAAACATTCATCTATATTAGGTATTCGATGGAGAAGACCTAACGCCATTCCAACAGTAAATTTTTCAATTTTATCTTTATATAAATCAATACACTTAAAATCTATATTATCTAAATTAAAGACTTCTTTCGCTAATATACCTCTTTTTATTCTAAGAGAATCTATATCTGTACCTAATACATATTTAGCACCCATCTTAGCACATTCGATAGCGTAATAACCATCTCCACATCCTATATCTATTAGAGTTTTATCTTTTAAATCTATTTCATCTATTATAGGACTCAAACGCTTCCATTTATTTAAATTATAACCTGGACTATTAATATGAGTTTTTCTCGTAGAAATGTCATGTGGGAATTTATAACAACAATTCCACTCTCCTCCTTCCGCTAACTCGTTAACTTTAATTTGTAATTCTTGCTTAGATATTTTCATTTATGATCAGAAGACTGTACAACAGGAATATGGGGATGGGCCGGGCCTTTATAAACCGTATACGTACAACCTGTTAAAGTAAGTATTAAAATAAATATAATAAAAATTCCAGCGAGTTCTAACCTCTCTCCTCTTGCTCGATTCATAAAATTATTTAATGGTACCGATGAACGGACTCGAACCGTTACTCCCGCTACAGGAAGCAGATTTTAAGTCTGCCGTGTCTACCAATTCCACCACATCGGCATCTTGTTAAAGGGTTAATTACCAAACCCAAACCATATCATAATCATCAGACCAATCTTCTGGTAAAATGTCGTAGTCTTTAGTTTTTGATTTTCGTTTTCTTTTCGTACGTTTCATGATAACACGATGGGCATAATTGTCCAGCACCTTCTATGTAAAAATACCTAAAATCAATATGATCAAATTCATCATATTGTGTGTCTTTTTTACATATAATACACTTATCCTTTTTACCTTTTTTATTCATTTACATTTTTGTGATATCCAGCTATCATTTGAGTATCAGAATTAATACCCTTATCTCTACTAAGATTAACAGCATATGCAGTAGTTATAGATTCAACGTTTCCAGCTACCCCTGGTGGTTTAATATCATTAACAACAACCCTAGGACCCGCTGCTAGATCAAACACACAACCATCATACCTCATATTATAATGATTTAATGCTCGTAACGTGTGTTCCCTATGCTTACCTTCTCTTGCAGTAGTAATAATAATTCTATCCTTTTTTGGGCGATTTTTAAAAAAATCTATCGCATTTTTAATAGGCTTTTCATGCAAGTGACTCGACTCTCCATATTTTTCTATAAGATCATCAATACTATCATTATAAAGATGGTAAAATATTGTACCATCAATATCTACGAACCATGTTTTATGTAATGTTTCCATATGTAAATTCAAACTGTAACTGGTTGCTCTTCCAGGGTTTATCTCTTCTATTAAATTTAATACCTTCTCGCTGAAGTGCTACAAACCATACTACGGGCTGCTTATTAACCGGATCTTTCCATAAACCAGGATATAGATCCGGAAGCCACCCACGATTAAACAACTCTTTAGACGCTTCGGCTCGTGTTAACATATTAGTCTATTAAATCTGCTTCATCCATATCAATAAAATAAAGTAGTCTGTATATTTTATCTGGACCAGATTGTTTAAACCATTCTAATGGTGTTTGTTTATTTAAAAAGCCATGAGGAAGCATTATCCATTCACTAACCTGATCATGTTCCATAACGGTACAGCATTCATTAATAAAATTAACAAACTCAATTAATTTATCTGATGGAAAAGAAATAATCGACGAAGTCTCCATAATGACGCTTAGAATAGCTTCGCTAGATAAAAAGGCAAGTCACACTAAAAGAATTTCGATTGTACCCTCATCTTTATCATACTTAAACTCAACGTCATAATATTCTTCAACTATACAATCACCAGCTACTTCTATGTCTTGATCTAAATACTCTTCTGGAATATCTTTCAACTGGTCTAACAAGTCTTGATAGGTCATATATTATTGTTATTAATATATTTAGGTTATAAGTTCAACTCACCGGTTTTTTCAGGTATATCTTCTTTTACTTTTTTACGACGTCGTAAAATCATAATAGCGAAAATTAAAATAATTAATGCTTGTAGATATATAAAATAGAACATCATACTTTTACCAACGTCACGAGGTGGTTCAGATTCTACACGTGGGTTCATAGGTAATAACTTCGGCTCTGAAGAAGAGATAACATTAGTGTTTGTTTGTCTTATCCTACGCTTAAGTGGACTGCGTTTAGAAGGAGAAAGAGGAGTGGATTTTTTAATCTGGACTTTATTTGTCTCAGCCTTATTCACTTTTATTGTGTTAGGTTTTGATTTTAAAGTGAGTTTGTCTTTAATTTTTCGACCAATAGTCTTCTCTGAAACCGGGTTCTCTTTTTCTTCTTTTAATCGAACAAAATTTTTATAATCATCAACTTTAACAGGTTTGTCATATTTCACTGGTGAAGTCGAGCAGCCAATAGAGAATATGAACACTAAAATTGAAAAAAATTTCAGAGACATCTAGAATAATTTAAGTAATGGGTTTATTTTATCCACCATTAACTTGTACGGTTCTTTTTGATCAGGTTTAACTTTATTATAGTATTTCTGTAAGACTCGCTTAAAGAATGGTTTGCGTATATACTGCAAATCTTCATACCTATAATCTTTTTTAGTTGCATGTTGTATACAAGCTAATAAAATTACTTTTTCCTCATCATTTAACGAGTTGAGTAAATCAGAATGAATCACTAAATAAGTTTATCATGAGCATCGCATAATGCAATATGACAAAATTAAATTTCGTACGAGAAAAAACATTTAAAGAAGAAATACACCGAGCTGGATGGAACTGGGTAACAAAAAGCCTTATAAATAAATTCCATGATCCAAAAGCTGATATTCTTATAGATGAATTCGTCGAACGAACGTTCGATTGGGATTACACGTTTAACAACGATAAAGCTCTAGTATTACCTCACCATAAACGAGATTGGATTGGTATCATTCATAACCCTATGATAATACCTAAACCATTTGATATTAAACAATCTCCAGTTAATATGTGTGCTCGATTACCATTTTTATTAGCACTTAAAAACTGTAGGGGAATGTTTACTTTATCTAGTGACCTGGAAGAGTCTATGAGGCATTTATTTATACAATATGGTTTCGATCATATTCCTATAGAGACTCTGATACACCCAACACCTTTAGATGTTGAGGAGTTTAATTTAGAAGCCTTTTTAGAGAACCCTCAATTAACTTGCATAGGTTACTGGTTACGCAATTTTGAAAGTTTTTGGTTATTGAATACTAAGATGACTAAAAATGTACTATTAGGAAGACTGCCATACGCACACCAAACATATCAAAAACAATTAGAAACATTTAAACTTAAATGTACATTTACTGGAGAAAAAACAAGAGGTAATGTAATTGTACATCGTCACTTAGAAAATAAAGAGTTTGATAAGTATATGACCACAACGTGCGGATTTCTTGATCTTCTAGATACTAGTGCAAACAACGGTGTAACGGATTGTATATCTAGAAATATTCCATTACTAATTAACTGCCATCCAGCTGTTGTAGAATATCTAGGAGATGATTATCCCTTTTATTATAACACTCTAGAATCAGCTAATAGAAAAATTAATGATACACAATTAATAAAAGACACATATGAGTATCTCAAAAAGTTAAATAAGGATAGATTTAATATTCATACATTTATAAAGGAATTCCAAGAGAGTAACATTTATAAATCCCTTTAAGACATTTTTGCACGGTTTTTGCAAAAAAATTTTAATCGCGTATATGGCCTATTAGTAACTGGATAGATCTCCGTAATCTTTAATAAGCCACCCATGACTATTTACTAATAAATCAAACACAAAATCATCAGTCATAGTCTCTGTATTATCTATTGGGTATATTTGAATATTAGAATCTAAATCGTACTCACGATCAGATATTCCAATACCTATAAAATTTTTTATACCGGTATTAGCTGTAGGGTATACTATTAATAACATATCTGAGTCAGACTCAGTTTTTAAATAACCTTTAAGTACAGCTACTTCGGTCTTACGAATCTTCAATAGAGATTTAACAGTTAAATTTTGTGGGAAAGATTCATCTACTTCTCTTTCTTTATATTTCTTAAGATTATTATACCAAAATTCTTCTGGTGTCTCGCTTAAGTCAAATATCATAGTCGCAATTCAACTGATTTTTCATGCCCTACAACAACATTAGGGTGTACATATATATCAATATCTTTTTTCTTTAATTTAAGACATAATGTAACATCTTCCATGGAAAAATCTTGCGATGTTTGAATTTGTAAATATGTTGGTTCGAACCAAGGGTATTGTAATTGTTCAAATATGCCTTGTTTAAATAAAATAAAACCGAAACCAACATACTCTACTTTAAATGGCATATATCTTGAACGCACATTTTCTTTAGCTAAAAACTCAAAGGTTCCATGGTTTTGAAAATGATGTTCATCCCAAGTTTCTACAGCGGCAAAGTCTTTATCGTTTGCCATAATATAAAGACCTGATATTACATCCATATCCTCTTTATATAATAAATCAAAATCTGTGTTTGTAAAAACAATATCACTATCTATCCATAACACATAGTCATATTGTCGTCCATCGAACGGTAATTGATTAGTGCCTTTAATTGGAGAACCTAACATACACTTATTGCGCACTTCGTATATATTACGTGAATAGGCACTACAAAAGTACACCTTGAAGCCCTGATTGTTTAAATGTTTAATTAATTGAGTTAAACAATTAATAAATTTTCCTGAAAAACAATCACCTGGGCAACATATAATTATAGTCTTATTCATCTGTTTTTATAAAATTAAAATTACCTCCCTGCAAGTCGACTGCTTTATCTATTAATAGATCTAAATTTCGTCTTCTTAAGCGCCGACAGACATCTATATCAACAAACTGTTGTTCAGCTTCTGTTGTACTTACGTGCGGACGGAACCAAGGGTATTCTAATTCTTCAAATACTCCTTTTTGTATAATAACAAAATCAAAATCTAAATAATCCGCTTTAATGTAATTATCGTCTTCTTCAAGAACCTTATACCTACCATCCGCCTTTCCAGATATAAATTTATGCTCAGAAGATTTATTATATAATTTAACAAACTGTGCAGGTGTAAAAGTAATTTTATTACTTAAAAAAACTAACCTATCATATTTAATTGTTTCTTGATACGGTGATTGAGAAGGTCCAGATAATACATTGCCACCGAGACACATTTGCTTTGCATAAAAAGCATTACAACTATTGTGCTGAGAAATATGATAACGTATACCAGTTTGATTTAAGTATGTAGTTAATGTTATCCATGATTTTAAGAACTCAGAACTGTAAATGTTTTCGAATAGGTTGAATACAATAGTCATTCTCGCTAAAGTATTTACAGAAATAATTTAGGAAACAACTAATTCTTTTTGAATTTACTATCCTTATCAATAGCAAAATTAGCTCTACTAAACTCTAAACGATCAACAAACTTAACAGCGTTTCCAGTGGCGTCAATAGCAACATACCCTTCAGGATCTGTTACTACTAAATCTCCATTGTCGGCAAACAAATAGTTCTTCATATTAACTCCACGCATCATATTATTATACTTTTGTATAAAAACATCTTTACATTGTTTTACTGCTTTTTGAAACTCAAATACACTGTATATATCTGTTGATGCATCTTGTATTAAAGCTAACAATTGTTCTTTATTTTGAGTAGCTTTCGCTTTACCAGAATCACTTTTTAATTTATCTATTTGTTTGTCTATTTTATTTGTAAACCACTGTACAAATTGACTAAAAGAAGATTCAGTATTGCTTAAAAAATCACCAATTCTTATCTCAGTATTGATATATGTGTTTAAACTAGACAATAGTTTTTCAGTGACTTTATTAAAATCTATTTGTGATAAATGTTGTTTAGCAGATTGTATTAATGAATTAATAGTATTAGTTTCATCATCTGTTAATGTAATATATCCAGCGTCATTTTCAAAATAAGCATCTTTAACATATACATTAGGGCCTGGATCTAAATTCGTAACATCAACACCAAATTTTTTAGTAGAAAATCTGACATAATTTTCTTGATCAAATGTAACCTCATATTCGGTATGAAATACAACACCGATTTGTGAGTTTAATATTTTTTGACCTTCTTCACTATCAACCGGTACAGCATATACTATAGTATTAGGTTTAAATGTTATGTGCGGTACCCCTTCAATGTCAATGACCTCTTTTATATCGTCATCAAATAAGAAGTCTCCTTGATATGCAGAATCAAAACTTAAATTTTTAAAGTGTGTGAATGTTTGTACCAACTTATCAACTAGACCCGGAGCTTCAGCATGATTTACTTTAATATCATTAACTGAATAATTAACTTTAGGTACTTTATTAAATACAGACTTACTACCAACAAAAAACCTACCAGCTGGATCTACTCCTAATATTACAGCTGGTGCTCCATCGTACTTTACTGTCGCGTTAACAGAACGTGGTGTATTACTATCTAATATCTCTGTAAGTGCTTCAAGATAATTAATAGCTCTAACTGCGCCATCCTTTTCGTCAGTAAGAATAAGCTCCTCTAAGTGAGTCAAATGTTTATTTGGCCCAGCAGATTCATACAACGGAAAATATTTTTTATAAGTCAGCATTACCTTGTCTGTAAATATTTACTCTAATTCCAATATCGTCCTTTAACCAAGTATCACAAAAACCTTCTTCAATTAGATACCGTACAATTTTATTAGGAATTCTTTCCCCTACGATCATATCATCATCATCAAAAATACCGATAACATAAGGCTGAACTTTCACTCTATATCCCATTACCGTTGTATCATATAATCCTAATACTGCCATTATTTAATTTTTGTTTTTGTTGTGATCGATGCAGCACTACCCTGTGGACCAGCTTTAGCTCCAAAACCTGGTAAACCAATACCGACTTGTCTAAAAACATCGTCAGGAGAAGTAGAACTATTGATATGTGCTACATTACCTTGTGGTTCATTAAAAATAAGTAGCCCAGTATTTTCCATCCTTTCAATTCTTAAATAGTAATGAAGTAATGCTATCTTATAATTAGTAATAAACCTCTTATAACCTGCCTCAAATCCTTCATTAATTAGATCATCAACAAATGTTAATTCAAAATCTTCCATTCGAGAAAATACAGACTTAAGACCATTTTTAATCAAAGTGCTAAAATATTCTGCAGTAATAATATTATTGTTTAATAATTCGAAACCAGTCCTTATTGCGTAACCGGGGCTGTTTATTAAAATATTAAAGTCATTAGTACCACCTTCCGGTACATCTAAGTTTAAATCCTTTTCATTGCTCAATTTTGTAAACTCATTAGACCAATAAATACTAGCCGACGCACCATCACCATATCCAGTCTGTCCTCTCAGACGAGCACTCTTTCCTTTTACATCATATAATTCACCATCTATAAGAATATCTCCTTTAGGTGGTTTCGTACATCCTTTTAAAAGAACGACCATTAACATTTCTCCTCTACCCATAACTGGCTGTTCGGAGAATTGTTTATTATATAAATCCTTAATCGTATCTTCTTCGAATCCTACCTCACCAAAAGCGGTAAATATATTACCTGATGATACTAACTCATCTTTAGTTACTCCAATATCTTCTCTATTGTGTAAGTATTCTATAACAGTATCAGTGTTAGATTGAGATAAGAGAATTTTGAGAAGATCTTTTACTCGGTCTGGTTTTAAATTAGACTGTTCACCGATCTTTGTAATTAGCTCATCTATACTACCACGGTCGGCTAATAAATGTTTTATCTCTTTAAAATCATCATCACTTATAGGTATAGATTTCTTAAATGGTTTATCATCAACTCTTAAATAGTGCTCAGAGTCCTCATTATCTTCAAAAAAATATTTAAACGATTTCATATTCCTGCAGGGTACCTTTGTGGTTTAGGCATGTGAGATGGATCTTTAGAAAATAATGCATGCACTATACTTAACATCCAATCCTTTAGTCCTTTTTTGTTTTTCTTTTTCTTTTTCTTTTTCTCAACAACAGTATCTTCACCGAACATAAGATCATATGACTTAATAATCAAGCCATTTAATTCAGCTATTGTATCATCGTTACGTAAAGACTTAAAGGCTAAATTTTCTACAGAATATTCTCCCTTACCAGCAAGACCTTCTCTACGCATTCTCATTAACTTGTTTTTTAATTTTTTAGCGCGGTTATTAATTAATACAAGATCATCTTTATCATCAATCTCATTTAGAGCTTCCTTTATTAGTTCTACCTCTGTACGGAACTGTTCTGCCTTCTTTTCAACATCGCGCTGATCTATCTCCGGGGGGTCGTGAACAGGTTTTTTAATCCATCTATTATCTTGTATACTAAATAAACCGGAAGCCACATGAGGTTCATGAATATCCTGAAAATATAATTCAACTTCATGATTATTAAATTCAATATTGTGTGTTAAATTCCATATAAATCTTTTACCATCTAATGCTCTCTTTACTATGCTTTCATCTTCATTTATTTTAGCAAAATCTAATAGTATATGTATGTCAAGATCTGAATGCTGAGAGTAATTAAAATTAGCTAATGATCCTGTTAATTGAATATCATCAATCATTTCAGGAGTAATATGATCGTCGTCTTTTATAAAATCCTCTACAATTTCAATTATAGAATTTAATACTTCTTCATTAAAATTATCATCAGTCCAAAACTCAGGGTGTAAAGTATCATTATAATAATTTGTTTGTTCAAAATATTGTTTAAATGATTCCTTTTTCCATTTCTTTTTTCTTTTAGTACTACCCTTGCCAACTTTCCAGCCAGTACTTTTAGAACAAATAGCATATGCAGAGGATTTACTTTTTCCTTGCTTTTGTACTTTCTTAACACACCTATCGAGCGTTGCTGGCATTATTTAATTATTTAATCAAATGTTATATGTATAATTGCTGACCTATACTGATCTTATTCGGGTCAGAGATATTATTTTTTTTCATAAGATCCTGTATACTTACATTATTATCACGAGCAATCTTACTTAATGTATCTCCTGCCTTTACAGTATACGTGTTAGTAGGTGTTCCTGATGATGACCAGCGCTGGCGAGGATCAGCATCGGCACCTCTTCCATAAGCAGCAAAGATACTAGCATTACGTTCCATCCTAGGAGCAACACCTGTACCTTCTTTTTTAGATGTACGATACTCGTCGTTATTTAAATACTCCGTTGCCGCTGCTGACCAATTACCTTGATTCATTAATCCTAATGTATCTGGACTACCAGATAAATCACCTCTAAAGAAACCATCTACTACTGCGTTTTGAACATATGAAGGCAATTTATCATATCCTCTAATATTTCTACGAGCTAAAGCAATTTTAGATTGTACGTCGATATTGAACAATTGTTTCATTTGATTATCGTTCAACGGCATACGACCAGATACAACAGCATTATAATACTGACCTGTAACTTGTCTGAGCACAGGATCGTTTTTAGTAATTAAATGGCCTACCCCAACGGTTAAGTAACCTTTATGGTCTCTGTACGCATATCCCGGGCGACCTTCTTTACCTTTACCTTCACTCTGAACAATATAATCATACATTGATTGGTCTTGTTTTACAGTATGAGTTATTGGGGTAGGCATTTTGGCTTGTACTTCGCCGGGGCTACCAAATAAACTGGCAGCACCCAAACCTAAAGCTGCAGCTCTACTAGACCACGGGCCTTCTCGTAAGAAAACATCATTACAGTCTGATAGTTGTTTAAAGGTCATTTAAATTATTTATACAGGATTAGTCATAAATACCTGGTGGTACTCTTCTTCTTTATCACATTCACCATAAAAATAATTATCTAATTGTTCTAATAGTCTAACCTTTGCCACGTGTAAATCAACTTCATACCATTCATTTTTTATTTGCTTAGCAAAATATTTCATTTGTTTCTTTATATTTTGTTCAGCTTGAAGATATTCTGGATGTTTTATAGAATATATAACCTCGTAATCTCTAAAGGGAGAACTCGTTTGATATGATTGCAAACGAGTTTTTAAGTTACGAGTTGTACCGACTTTCAACCATCCGGGCCAAGATTTGTTAATAATAATATACAAATACCCTGGTGAAGTCACAGCCACATAAATATTTATGTATCCAGAGACGTTTTGCTATTTATTAATTAGCTCTTTTTTTTCTTCTTAGGTTTGGGTTCTGGTTTTTCTTCCCATTCCTTAGTCTGTTCATTAAAATGACGAGTAACATCACCAGTAACAGGGTCTGTAGCAAAAGCAGTCTTAACTTCTTGCTTATGACTTAACTTATTAGCAAAAGACCAACCTGTGCCGGCAATACTAGCAGTTGCACCTAAAATCATATGAAAAGTCTCAGAATCTAAGGAGCCCTTTGCAATTAATACACCACCAGCAATAGTAGCGGCGTGGCGAAGTAAACCGCCAATCTCCTTTTTATATGTTTTAATAAAAGTAAATACCTTTTTCATGTTTAAGTATTTATATCCAACATAATTAAATAATTATATGGAGTCAGCACTTCTTCAACCCGGAGAACTAGAAAAAGCATTAGAACACTTTATCGGGCAGTATGGATGGATGTTTATAGCTGGTGTAGCGTTAATGATATTTCAATCTAGCATTAAAAAATTTGCAGCAGGCATATTTGTATTTTGCGGGAACGATTATAAAACTGATGATGTTGTATATGTCGATGGAAAACCAGGTCGAATTATTCGAGTAGGTATTACTAAGACAGTCTTTTTTATCTACGACGTAATGGACGGTAAAGTTATTGGTGGTAGCAAGCTAGTCGTTCAAAACGAATGGTTAGGTAAGCTTAAAATTGAAAAGCCCTTAATTCAATTAGATCTTACTAGATTTAATGGTAGTGGGAAGACAAAAACTTAACCTGGTTCAGCTTCTGGTTCTCGAACCTGTACCTTAACTTCTTGTAGATTAGGTATTTCACATGCACCACCTCCGCACGCAACTGTATCTTGTACTTCAGTCGTATCTTCTTCCTCTTTTAAAGTCTTGTAATTGACTGAGGTATATTGTTTAACAATAGTCTCCCATTTCTCTTGATCCTTTTCATCAATTATTGATTCTAAAGGCGCCTGTTCATATAACTTATCACCGGTTTTAGGTAGCAATGATACTGCACCAAAGTACTTCTTATTATCATACAAGAATTTAAATACTCTATCCCATTCGTCATCTTTAACTACAGCCGTACAACTAACATTATGCTCTACATCTTTAGTATTAGCATCTGTAGTACCTGGTATAACCCAGTTTTGTTGAGTTGATTTAATATACTTTAAATGCTGTAAAGCTGTTAAGTCGTCTTTAACTAAAGCCTTTTCCGAAATCTCAATAGGGAATGTAGTTACGTCATCCGTCTTATTAGCTGACCACACACTCTCCTCACACATATGTGGATTGCTTTTCTTAAAGTGGTTATAAACGGGATCTAGTTTATTACACTGAATACGTCTAAAATACCTTCTACTGTGGTGAGGATGAATTCCTGAAGCACTACCCAATACTAACGAGGATGTCCCTTCTGGCTTAATACAAGTAATTCGAGCGGCTTGATTGATATTTAACTTCTTAGCCCATGACTTATTAATCTTAACAGCATAATCAGCTCCTTCTTTTTGATAATCAGGGTTTAATAATATTTTAGGGTTATCCATCATTCCAGTAATAGATACACCTAGCAATGCTTCCCCTTCAGTTAATTGTTTAGACGCAGGTCTTAGGTACGTAAAGTCAGAATATGCTGCTTGTAAGGTACCAATAATAGTAGCTGCTTTAACTGCATCTAAAAACTTAGCTTTAGTATCAATCTTAGCTCCATTAATAGATGTTAAATTACAAAACTGAACACCACATACACCATCTTCTGTAACTGGTACGAACCCAATCTCAAAGCAAGGGTTATATAATTGCCATGGATGATTACCAAATACAAATCCTGGCTCCCCAAATTGACGAGTCTTATTTAAAATTTCTGTAAACTCTTCAAACGTAGTTTGGTCTCGTAATAACAATACACTGTTATTACTTCTAGCTCGCTGCGGTTCAACGTGTATCCAGCTAATACGTTTATTATCAATTACGTCTTTATATTCATATTCACTTAACTCAACCTCATACTTCTTTTTACCGACAGTAATTTTTCCAACATATAAATCAGATTCATCATCATGATAAAATTTAGTATGACGAGCAACATCAAAAAATGTTTTTGAGTTCATCATCTCTTCATCGTCTTTATCAAAAATAAGAGAAGTAGCGGAACGACGAATACCTCCTGATAGTACAGCGTCTGCACAATGCATTAAAATATCATATGCATTAATTGGTTTTAATCTAGTTTGATGTTGTTGTTCAATTATATTATCGAATAACTCTTTAACCTTAAGATGACATTGCTTAAGGCCTTCATAACCAGGAGCTTTACCACCAGCTGTTTCTAGCGGAGCGCCTTTAGGTCTTATCTTACTAAAATCAAAAACTATCTTACGACCAGAAAAAGCTGTGTTTCTAAAATAAGAATTTAATAATGCTTCGATTGAGTCCGACCAACCTTCAATACTATCTTCAACAACATATGTTACAACGGTACCGGTTTTATCTTTCGCAGTAACTAAATCTGGTAATCTATTTACAAAGTGTTTTGACACTCCAATACCAACTCCGCATCCACATAACAGTAAATAAAATATTTCCGCAAAAGCTCTTATACTATCAACATGTCTTACCGCGCAATTATATATACGCGCATTATGTGCTAATACGGCTTTACCGCCAAACTGCATTGATCTCATTGAAGGGACAATGTGTTTATCTTTTACTTGTTGAAAGGCCCACTTAATCGTATCTATATCTTCAGATGGTAAATGTCGTTTAAATTGATCGACATGCATCTTTGCAACACGGTTTATACATTCGTCCCATGTCTCTCTTCTATTTAAATTTTTATTAAATCTTGCGTACTTACTCGTAAAGGTAAAGGTAGATATTTCGTCTAGATAGTTAATGTCTTTTGGCATTTGTTTATATATTTATACTTGCTTCATGAAATTTACAAATCATAGTCAAACAAGCATACTGCATATAAATATAACAAAAAAACTTGAAATTCAACTTATTGTTTTACTGTGGCTCGTTAACGGCCACAGGTTTCCCATTCTCTATTTCACGAAGATCAATGATATTATTTTTCGACTGATTGCCATAAAACGTGTCTAGTTCCCATTCACATTTTTTAGATACAGCATCTTTTAAAGCCTTACTATAACCTTGTTTAGCTCCTTTTATTTTTGACCAAGTGTTTAACTTTGGTAATTTTACTGGCGCGGGGTTTTTTTCTTTGTTTAAAGTATAATAAAAAGCCGCGATCCCCATATTAATGGTTTCAAGAAATATAGCGTAATCTACTCCCAGTTTTTTATTATTATCAATAAAGATTTGACCAAATAAATTTTTACTTAAAGCAGGTACATGCCATTCTTCAGGATCCATATTACAATAACCATCTATAAATTGTGAAAAGGTTTTAAATTTATGATACTCATTTACGTTCCCCCAGCCATTATCACATTTTTTACTGGAGCCCGACTGGATCGGGCTATGATTATAATAGCTATATAATAACTCATATGGGTTTCTTAATACAGTAAAAGAAAATGACGCCTTTTTATACTCTTCCGTATCAACATATGACGGAAAATAATCTGTCTTAAATGATAAATGAGAATCTTTGACCCTTCTTGCATTTTTAATACCGAAGTGGTGTTCTCTTTCACGTTTGTTGCGACCATAATTTAATAAGTTCAACCTCTTGCATGATTTTAGAAAGACCCGGACTGAATTACCACCAGTTTTAGGTATATGAACAAAAAAAAGACTATGTTTACTCATTGAAATTATCGCTTAACAGTAGCTTGACCGAAATAAAAACCAATAATAGCTGTTAAAGCTTGTCGAATCTCTGGTACCATTAAATAGCCTTCTATTTCTACAAAAACTGGTTCAGTCTTTGTACCCAATAGACCCCATAAGATTTTCTTTGTAACCATTTCTTCTACAACAATAGGATGTTGAAAGAATGTAACTACAAATGGTGCTAATATAACACCAAATAAAACACTTACAACAATTAAACGACGAACCCATTTACCAGCATCAACACTAACACGCTGAGCGGCTTTATCTGCAGATTGATCAGCCATTTCTTTTTCTTTCATAAACATCTCAAAACGCTTTTGCTCATTTTCTGCACGTTTTGCGACTAATTTAAAAAAGAAACCAATGATCGATCCACCAGCCATTGTCATTATTTCCGCAGGTATCATGTATAATTATTTAATAAAAAGTTCTCCGAAAACTAAATAATTATATGCTAACATACACAAGAGCTTTCAGACCATCAGACAATACAGAATTTACTGGAAACTCTGCAGATGCGTGTGGTTTGTTTGTTACGGAAGCTACTACTGGAACTCTCACATGTACTCTATGGAGACAAGATGGTAGCGAATGGACTGTCGTCCTTCAAGCAGGTCTAGCTCCAGCAAACGGAATTATACCACTAACTGTTAAGAAAATCGTCGCCTCAGTTAAGGCTGATTTAGATGATGTAATAGTTGTTGGTCTTTAATTAGGAGTTTTTTGGGCAGCAAAATCACTTACAATTTGCTTACAATGACGTGCATGCTCAATTATTTCTATTTGCTTTTTTGCCTCTTCTACAACGTCTGGATGCTCTCCGATACCAGTAGAATTGTTTAAGTAATTAAAAAGAATAGCTTCTGCTTTCTTTTCCTCACCGTCGAAAGCGGCGCCCAATGCAATTAATATTTTTTCTCCTGTAGTATTCATCATCAGGTAAATATTTACCTGATTCAGTCTAAAAATCCCTTTCTTTTATCGTAAACTAATCTTTCATATACTGGGTTATTCCTCTTTCCAGTAGTATCGACATATAGCTTTTCTATATCTTCTTCAAACTTAATTTGCCTCATACCTTCTTTATGAACAGGTCGAGGGTCCTTATGTGTTGACACGAGCTCAAACTCTCTGTCCTCATTGGTATAAATGTCTCTTACGATAAACTTATATGCAATCATCCCGCAAATGATAACCTACCATCCTTTAATTTGCAAGTTATTTTTTTCAGCTTAGATTTACTTTTTATTAATAACGAAGCTATCTCTGTCTCGATATGTTTCTCAAAAAACCTACGTAAGAAGCGAGCACCGTATTTTCGATTGTAACCTTGTTCGGATATATACCTACGTGCATCATCTGTTAATATAAATTCTATTTTATTAGTTTCTTGTAATTTACGTGTAAACAATTGTAATTGAATTTGAACTAAATCGTGTATATCTTCTTTAGATAAATGCTCAAATCGAATAATCTCGTCGAGTCTGTTTAAAAATTCTGGTTTAAAGAATTTTTGACATGCATTCTCTAAATCAATAGAACTTATTGCTGTACCACCAAATCCAATAGAATCTTTATCAAATAAGTCAGCACCAATGTTACTAGTAAATACAATAATACAATTTTTAAAATTTATTTTACGACCTACACTATCAGTTAACTCTCCCTTATCTAAAACTTGTAAAAATATATTAACAACATCTGGATGAGCCTTTTCAATCTCATCTAATAAAAGCAAACTATAAGGATTGTTTTTAATAAAATCACAAAGCTGTGATCGATCTCCATACCCAACATAACCAGGCGGTGATCCTATTAATTTACTAGTAGAATGTTGATCTATAAATTCAGACATATCAATCTTAAGAAAGTTTTGTCTATTGTAAAAAAAGTATTCAGAGATTAATTCACATAAATAGGTCTTACCAACACCTGTAGGACCAATAAAAAGAAATGATCCTAACGGACGAGACGGGTCTTGTAACCCTGTTTTAACTCTTTTAAAATGATGTAATAACGATGTAATAGCTTTAGTCTGAGAGATATATCTTTCTTTTAATCGGTGTTCAACCTTATTTAAATCTGGTAAACTACTACCTCTAATATTGCTTATAGGTATATTTGTTTTAACACTAAGTATATCTCTTACTATGTCGCTTGTAATAATTTTATCGAACTCAACT